TGCTCACGCAGGTGGAGGTGGCGGAGGAAAATCTGCTGCTGGAGGAAATGCACCTGGAGTTACACAAGGTGGAGCAGGTGGAGCAGGTTTAGATGTAAGTGCAACTTTTGGAAACATAGGACCAACGTGTTCAGTATTCGCTGGAGGCGGTGGCGGTGGTGCAAGAACTGGAGGAACTGCAGGAGCTGCAGGACCTGGCGGTGGAGGAGCAGGAGGCCCTACAACCGTACCTAGCCCTTCAACGGTCGGAAACAATGGAACAGACAACACCGGAGGCGGTGGAGGTGGAATAGGTTTTGGTCCCTCTTATGGAGGCCGAGGAGGAAACGGAGGATCTGGAGTAGTCCTTACAAAAGAATTAAATAACAACAGAGGTAACTGGCCTTTGTCTCAACAATTTGATGCACAAGAAGGTGGTAACTGGCCAGATGGAACAGAAATACAATCAGTAACATTAAATTATTTAGTAGTAGCTGGTGGCGGAGCTGGAGGTAGTTTTGCTGGTGGTGGAGCCGGAGGTTATAGAGCTTCAGGTTATGGACCTGCACCATTACAAGGATGCGCATTAACAGTTTGTTCATCTTCAACTTATACAATTACAGTCGGAGCCGGAGGTGGAAATTCTTGTGGTACAGCTTATCCTGCACCATGTGCTAGTCCGCCAGATGGATCTGGAGAAGGTTATGGAAACGTATCATCAATTAAACAAGGATGTACCGTTTTAATTCAATCATCAGGTGGTGCCTATCCATTAAATGCATCTTGTGGTAATCCTTGGAACAATAATAATGGAAGAAGAGGAGGACCTGGAGGATCAGGTTCTGGAGGTTGGCCTAGTGCAAAAGCTCCAAAAAGACCAGGAGGATCTGGTAATGCTGGAGGTTTCTCACCACCAGAAGGAAATTCTGGAGGATCTGGAGGAAACCCTGACAACAGAGGTGGTGGTGCCGGTGGTGGTGCTACAGCAGCTGGAGCAAGTGGATCTGGATACCCAGGTGTAGCTGGTGGAGATGGAGCACCAAATTCAATTACAGGATCAGATGTAACTTACGCTGGTGGCGGTGGTTCTGGTACAGATAGAGGTTATCCAGGTGTATCTGGTGGATCTGGAGGAGCTGGTGGCGGTGGAAATGGCGCTGGTGGAGCACCAAGTGAATTAGCTTATTCAGGAACAGCAAACACCGGAGGCGGTGGTGGCGGAGGTACAGGTGGACCTACGTCTTATGGAGCACCAACTTATTTATCTCCATGTGGAAGATCTAAATATGGATCTAGAGGTGGATCAGGTATTGTAGTTGTAAGATCACCTGCAGGACACCCATTAAGTGTATCACCAGGAACTAACCAAGTTACTTGTGTTGGTGGTCATTCTGTTGCTACATTCACAGTTTCTGGAACATTGACTGTAAATTAAAATTTGCTATATTGACTTACCTATGTGGGTCAAGAAATTTAGAAAGCATAAGACTTTAAAAAAGAAGTTGTTATCATTAATTAATAAAATGCCATCGCATTTTAAATCTGATAAATCTTTTGTTAAATCTGATTGGTCTTTACCAGTAAATGCAGAAAGAAAATATTTAGATTTATTTTATCAAGAGGTGTCAGATTTAATGACAGAAACCGCAGAAGACTTTGGTTGCAATACTTGGAGAATACATAATGGTTGGTACAATCAGTATTCAAAAAATAATAATCATCATTGGCATACTCACCCACAATCTAATTTATCTGCAATTTATTTTTTAGAATTACCAAGCAAAGAATTAATTACAGAGTTTAAAGTTAAAACAAAAGTAAATGTAAAAGAAGGAGATATATTATTTTTTCCATCTTATATGTTACACCGAGCACCCATTAACAATACAAATAAAAGAAAAACTGTTATTGCTTTTAATTGTGACTTTCAAATAATACCAACAGATTATCTAGGCAGGCACAAATGAGTTTTAGAGTCATAGATAATTTTTTATCTAAAAAAAATTATAAAACAATTATAAAAATATTTAATAACTTAAAAGGTAATATACCTGTTAGGTGGGCTGAGATTGATTATCGTAGAAATGTTTTTTTAGTTGAAGCTGCTAAAACATATGACTTTAGTAAATACAAAGGTTTTGAAGAGTGGAGCCAAAACAATACTCAATGCAATCCACATGTAGATAAAGATGAAGGTTATTTCAAAAAAACTGGTAAACTAAAATATCCTATTTGTTCTTTAGTATTTTATGCAGATGTAAAAAAATTAAAAGGGGGTGAATTAACATTAGCCGGAGATTTGATAAAACCTAAATCTAATAGATTAGTTATATTTGATCCTGGATTGCACCATTCAGTTGAATCGTTTAAAGGGACTAGAAAAGTATTATTACTTAACCCGTGGACATATAAACCAGAGGCGTTTAAAAATGAAATTGTATAAGAATATATTAGAAGAAAAAGAACGCAAAAGATTATTACGGTTTGTAAAAACAAAAGTTAAATATTGGAATGACAATGTTCCTGGTTTGCAGACACCGATGAATTTGCATACGCATCCTGAAACACAACATTTCTATAATAAAATTATGAAAAAATATTTTAAAGATATGTCTATACAATATTCTTGGGCTAATTATTCAGAGGGAGATATAATAAATTGGCATACACACCCAACATCTATAATATCTGCTGTTTACTTTTTAAAAAATCCTGATAGTTTAGGAACTATATTTAGAAATGAGAAATATAGTTATGACAAAATTACATCTACTAAATGTCCTGAAAATTCTTTATTGGTATTTGATGCAAGTAAAACACACTCACAACCATATTCTCCTAAAAAAATTAAAAGGTTTTCAATCGCAATAGATTTAATATGAATTTAAAAAACGCATACTGGTATTTTACAGGTAGATTAGGTGATAGATTTTGTAATGATGTAATACAACATGCGAACTCGAAAAAAGAATTAGTTGCTATAACTGGTGACACTTCAAAAAAAGTTAAAAAAAGAACTAAAAAAAAATTAAACAATGAAGGAATATCTGATTCGATTACTAAAAAAGAATTAAAAGATTTAAAAAAACATAGAGACTCTAATGTTGTTTGGTTAGAAGATAGATGGATATACGAAGAGATTTCTCCGTTTTTTCATATGGCAAATGAAAACGCAGGTTGGAATTTTGAATTTGATTTTTTTGAATCCATGCAGTTTACAAAATATAAATTAAATCAGTTTTACAATTGGCACCATGATCCTTTTCCTGAGCCATATAACACTCCTAACAATCCAAACTATCACGGTAAAACAAGAAAAGTTTCTGGCATAGTGCAATTATCAGATCCAAAAGATTACAAAGGTGGTCGATTAGAAATACAACCTAGAATGACACAAGATCCAAAGTTAGTATTAAACACAGACAAACACTTTAAACCTAGAGGAAGTGTTATCATATTTCCGTCACATTTATGGCATAGAGTTAAACCAGTTACGAAAGGAACAAGATATTCATTGGTAATCTGGGCATTAGGAAAACCATTTAAATAATGAGTAAATTAACTGACTACATAAAAGTATATCCCATGCTTAGTAAAAGCATTTGTAATAAAGCTATAAAAGAACTAGATGATACAGAATTTGAAAAGGGACAATATCATAACCCTAAAGGCGATAGAACTTTTTCTATAGATAAAGAAGCTGACATGTCTTTTGAAGAATTTCCATCTAAACAAATTATTATGGACAAACTATATAATGTTATAGGTAAATATATAAAACAATTACGTATGCCTTGGTATGCAGGTTGGAATGGTTATACACCAATACGAGTTAACAAATATTCTAAAGGTCAAAATTTTAATATGCATTGTGATCACATCCATAATATATTTGATGGTCATACAAAGGGTATACCAATATTAAGTATTGTTGGAGTATTAAATGATAATTACAATGGAGGTGAATTTGTAATGTGGAAAGATAAAACTATAAAACTAAAACAAGGAGACGTCGTAATGTTTCCTAGTAATTTTATGTATGCACATAAAGTAAATAGTGTAAAGAAAGGAACTCGATACTCATTCGTAAGTTGGGTTTGGTAATATGTCTAAAACAGATACTCTTAAAACATCTATTTATTTTCAATCACCTATTTTTCATATTGAGGTTCCAGAATTTGTTAAAGATGTAAATAAAGTTTGCGATAGATATATAAAGAGCGCTAAGAAGAATAATGAAAAAATTATAAAACAAAGAGAAAAAGAATGGAAAAAGAAAGTTGGAGATGTAACCATGTCTCATCATTCATCAAGTATGATAGGAGATCCTGATTTAAAAGAGTTTACAGATTATATTGGTTCTACCAGTTGGAATTGTTTAGACTGGTTTGGCTATGATTTATCACAATACGAATTAATGTGGACAGAGTTATGGGTACAAGAGTTTTCTAAAAAAGGTGGCGGACATCACGAAGGACACATTCATTATGATAATCACATTTCAGGTTTTTATTTTTTAAAATGTAGTAATAGAACATCAGTGCCATTTTTTAACGATCCTAGAATTGCAAAAACTATGAGTGACTTACCATTAAAAGATAAAGAAAATGTATCAATGGCTAGTCCTCTTATACATTATAAGCCTAAACCTGGAACAATGATATTTTTTCCTGCATATTTAAATCATGGTTTTACCGTAGATTCTGGTGTTGATGATTATAGATTTGTGCATTTTAATTTACAGGCAGTTAGAAAGTTACTTACAGGTTATCTAAGAAATGAAGGACCAACAAATAAATAATATTTTTTCTTCTTTTGTAATAGAGAAAGAATTAAATTTAAATCACGATAGGATCACAGATAAATGCGCTGATGCATTAGAAACTGCTGATGACTACAAACAAAAAAATATATTTCATAATCCAAAACTAGTAACAGAATTTAGTGAGGTGTTTGATCAAGTAAATAAAATAGCTGATGAAACACACAAACTTTTACAATATAAACAAAACACAAAACAAATTTGTATAGATGCATGGATTAATGATTATGGTTCGTATAATATTTCTATGCCACATCAACATCCAACAGCTGATTTAGCTATAGTTTATTTTCCTTATGCACAAGAAGGATGTGGTAACTTACAACTTTTAAATCCTAACTCTAAACTACAATACGTAATACACGATGAAATGGTAGAAAATTGGAATAACTATAATTCTTTTACTTGGGATATAATTCCTAAAACTGGTAAGGTTGTTATCTTTCCAGGTTATCTAATACATTATGTTAAACAGAGTAAATCAAACAAACAAAGAGTTTCAATAGCATTTAACTATAGAGCATCATGGTAAAAAATTTACTATCAATAGATATAGATTGGGTAGGCTCTCCGAGAGATGCTAAAGATTTACTAGAAAATTTAGTCCCTATTATTAAAAAAAATAAATTTAAAAAAATAGTTGTTGCACAATCACATAGAGAGATAAATAAAATTGTCGATGAATTAAATGAACCTGTTTATTGTGTAAACGTAGATCACCATCACGATATACAATATATACCATCTGAACCTTTAAACGCTGGTTTCTTGTCAGGTAATTGGTTAGGGCACTACATGAAAAGTGGTAAAATTACTGGGTGCACTTGGATAGCTAATTACAATTCTGTTTTTAATAGATATCAAGATTGGCGAAAAGACTTTGTTTTATTAAATAATGACATTTTAAATATTAAATTAGATATAAAAGAAATATCAAAGTTTGATTATGATTATTTTTTTATGTGTAGATCTTTTCATAATCACGAAGAGGGTAATTGGACTGCTCTTCAAACATACGATGCTATAGAAATAATATTACAAAATGATAAAAACAAAAAATAATTTTTTAAATAAAGAAGATTTTAAAAATTTAAAAGATCCTATGTTGGGTCCAAATTTTCCATGGTACTACAATAATACTAAAGTTGATAAAGAAGGCAAAGATGATTTAAACAATTATCAACTAACTCACACATTTTTTTCTGATGGCAAAATTAATTCTGGCGCGTATAATTTAATAGAACCTATTTTACAAAAATTAAAGGTAAAAAAATTAATAAGAGTGAAAGCTAATTTAGTACCACGAACATTTAGAATACATAAATTTGAAGCACATTTAGATCAAGAAGAAGATTACAAAGCAGCCATTTTATATATTAATACAAATAATGGTTACACTTATTTTAATAATGGAGGAAGACACGGTTCAGATAAATTTGTAAACTCAAAAGAAAATACAATCGTATTGTTTAAAGCAAACCAAAGACATTATGGCACAACTTGCACAAATGAAAAAATTAGAGTATTAATAAATTTTAACTATCAATAAATCATGAATTGGAAAAAGAATAAATACACCGTAATTAAAAAAGCCATAGACCCCAGTATGGCAGAGTATTTAAAAAACTATATTTTGTTAAAAAGAAAAGTGTTGCAAACATTTATGACTACACAATATTTGTCTGAGTTTAACACTGATTGGGGTACGTGGAGAGATCCACAAGTTCCTGGAACGTATTCTCACTATGGAGATATTGCTATGGAAACATTGTTAACAGCATTAAAACCTAAAATGGAAAAAGTTACAGGCACTAAATTATATGAAAATTATTCTTACACAAGAATCTATAAAGTAAAAGATGAATTACGAAGACACAAAGATAGGTTTAGCTGTGAAATATCTACTACACTTAATTTAGGTGGTGACCATAAGTGGCCCATATATATTAATCCAAAAGAGGAGGAGGGTTATTACAATGAAACAACTGGAGAATATATGCCCTCCAAATCTAAAGGTGTTAAAGTAGATTTAAATCCAGGTGATATGTTAGTTTATCGAGGTGATTTGTTAGAACACTGGAGAGAATCTTATACAGGTAATTATTGTGCACAAGTGTTTTTACATTACAACGACGTTAAAACTCCAGGAGCTGAAACAAATGCTTTAGATAAAAGGCCACATTTAGGACTGCCCTCAAAATTTAAAAGAGTAGAAAGAAAAATACCTAAGTAATGAAAGACTTTCCAATTGTTAGGATTGAAGATTTTTATAGTTTTAAAAAAGGCGAACAAGCTAGAGTTCGACGTAATGTTATAGATCAAATAAAACGAGCTGAATGGGATAATAACTATGTTCTTAAAAAAGATACTTTTACAAAAAAACTATATCAAAATTTTGTAAACACAGCTCAAAAACATTTAAACCCTTTTACTCTTCGTTCAAATAATAGAGATAGTTGTTTTGCTGTTGCTTCTAATAAAGACTTTATACCCTCTGTTAATTGGCATAATCATATTTTATCATCTAGTATAAACTCAGTTTATTATTTGCATATACCTAAAGACATGGAAGGTGGTGAAATAGAATTTAAAAGTAAACGAAAAGATATATTAAAGATAACACCCAGAACAAATGAGCTGTACATATTTCCGGGTTGGCTTTGGCATAACCCTATAAACGTTAAATCAAAAGAGCTAAGACTCTCTATTAATATGGAAATCTGTACTATGGAGAAAATGGACGATATTTTTAGCCTGTTGAAATAGCCTATAATCTGCTATAATGATGTGTTATGTTACAGAAAATAGGCTTTGCCCCAGGAATCAACAAACAAGTCACACCAACAGGAGCAGAAGGTCAATGGACCGATTGTGATAATGTTCGTTTTAGATATGGCACACCTGAAAAAATAGGTGGTTGGAATCAATTAGGGACTTTAAACGAAAATGAATTAACAGGGGCAGGTAGAGGTCTTCATCATTTTGTTAATAGTAAAGGTAGAAGATATGCTATCATAGGCACTAATAGAATTTTATATGCTTATTCAGGAGGTGTATTTTATGACATACACCCTATTAAATCTACAACTACTCTCACAGGTGCATTTACCACGGAAAACGGATCAGCCGTTGTTACAATAAATTTTCCTAGTGGACATACAATCAATCCACAAGATATTATTTTGTTAGATAATTTTACTACAATAACCGGATCTAATTTTGGTGCATCAGATTTTGATAACAAAAAATTTATGGTTACAAGTGTTCCTAATAATACACAAATTAAAATAACTATGCCATCAAACGAATCTGGATCAGGAGCTACAGAATCAGGAGGTATTAGAGTACAGCATTATTATACGGTTGGATCTGCTGTTCAAGAAAAAGGTTTTGGTTGGGGTCTTGGTTCTTGGGGTGGAGAAGATGGATCAGCTGTAACTACAACATTAAATGGTGCTATTAACGATTCAACAACTACAATTGTATTAACTGATGCATCACAGTTTCCTAGTTCTGGAACTAGTTTTATAAGAATAGGAACAGAAGATATAAAATACACAGGTGTATCAGGTAATACATTAACAGGTGTGGAAAGAGGCGGAAGAAGTACAACTGCTGCATCACATAGTGATGGAGCAACCGTAACAAATACAACAGACTTTGTTGCTTGGGGTGAAGCTGCATCAGGTGACTTAGTATTAGAACCTGGTATGTGGTCACTAGATAATTTTGGTGATAGAGCAATTTGTTTAATTCATGATGGTGCTTGTTTTTCTTGGGACTCTTCTACATCAGCAGCAACAGATACAAGAGCAACAATTATATCTGGCGCACCAACGGCATCAAGACATATGGTTGTATCTACTCCGGATCGTCACTTAGTATTTTTTGGAACAGAAACAACTATTGGTGATCCAACAACTCAAGACGATATGTTTGTAAGATTTTCGGACCAAGAAGATATAAATACTTATGCTCCATCTGCAATCAATACAGCTGGCACACAAAGACTGGCCGACGGATCACAGATCAGAGGAGCGATTAGAGGTAGAGATGCAATTTATGTTTGGACTGATACAGCGTTGTTTACAATGCGTTTTGTAGGATCTCCATTTACTTTTGCTTTCTCACAAGTAGGAACTAACTGCGGACTTGCAGGACAGAACGCATGTGTTGAAGTAGATGGTGCTGCATACTGGATGTCAGAGAATGGTTTTTTTAGATATGCTGGTAGATTAGAATCATTACCATGTTTAGTAGAAGATCATGTATACGATGATATAAATTTAAATTCTGGTAATCAAATGATATCTGCAGGATTAAATAATTTATTTGGTGAAATTATGTGGTTTTATCCAGGAGCAAATTCACAAGTCGTAAACAAAATGGTTGCTTATAATTATTTTGATTCTTCACCACAAAGACCTGTGTGGACTGTTGGTACATTACCTAGAACAATGTGGAGAGACTCAGCAGTATTTGGTAAGCCACACGCTTTAGAATATGATATTGATACTGACACATCTCACGATGTTGTAGGAAATACAGAAGGTAGAACTTCTTACTATGAACATGAAACAGGTGTAGATCAAAATAGAAATGGAACTATAACTGCCATAGCTGCAAATATTACATCTGGAGATTTTGATATTACACAAACAAGAGCAGCTACAGGTCAACAAACAGGTGTTGCATCATTTAGAGGAGATGGAGAATTTATTATGAAAATAAGAAGATTTGTTCCAGACTTTATATCACAAACAGGTAGCACTAGAGTTACATTAAATTTAAGAAATTTTCCAAACGACACTGCTGCAACTTCATCGCTTGGACCTTTTGATATTACATCAAGCACACAAAAAGTAGATACAAGAGCAAGAGCAAGAGCTGTTGCATTAAAAGTAGAAAATACATCAACAAGTCAAGATTGGAAATTAGGAACTTTTAGACTCGATGTACAACCAGATGGACGTAGATAATGAGTATACTTAATTTACTTAATCCTAGAGATAATCCTGAAATGTTTAGACCATTTAGAATAAGAGATAATTTTGATCCTAACACACCATTTGGTAAATTTATTAATACAACGTCAAAAGTATTTGACCCAATAGGAAATACTAGTTTTACACCTGCAAATTTATTTCTTACATTGCCACAAGCTATGAGTGGTAATCCTCTTGCCTTAGCAGGTATTGGCATAGAGGCATTAAGAGCATTTGTGCCTGAAGATACATTTGAACAAAGAATGATGAGAGATTTTTATGATCAACAATTTGGACTTGATAACATAGGTAGAATTCAATCAGGTATTATGAAAGGATATTCTCCTGTATATGGTAGAAGTGGAGGCGCTGGTTTAGGCCCAGCTATAGATAGAAGAATAGATACAATAAGAAAAACTTTAGCTAGAAAATATGGTGATGCAAATTATAAAGGTCCAAAAACTAAACTAGATGAAAGAGTAGAAAAATTATTAGAATTAAAACAACAAGAAGAAGAACGAAGAGAAAGTGTTGCCAAAGGCTTACAAGATTATGGAAGAAGAGTAGGCACTCTTGGTTACCAAGCTGCAGAGTCTTCTCCAGGTAAAGGTGATGGATATAGTCGTGATTTTATGGAAGGACCAAGTGATAGACCAGGAGGTGGTGGTTATGGTGGCGGTGCTGATTTATCTAGCACTATGGGTTCTTTTAGATATGGAGGTTTAGCAAGTTTATAATGGCAAAGATAGTACAAGTATTAACAAGACCAAGTTCAGAATATGATTTAGCTACAGCAGAAGCGCAAGTTAGAGATTTAGATGGTATAATACAAAAATTAAATACAACGTATCAACAAGAATTAAAAGATGAGGTAGAAGCTGAAAACTTCTTTTTAGCATAATGGCAAATAGTTTTAAAAATAAAAAAGCAGATTTAACAACAACTGATGTTACAACATTATACACGGTGCCAACCGCAACAACAACGGTTGTTAAGTCAATACTAGTATCAGAGGATGCTGGATCAGGGACCACAATAACGGTAACATTAGTAGATGCTAATAGTAATATATTTAGTTTGTTCAAAACAAAAACTATATCGGGTAATTCCACAACAGAACTTTTATCTCAACCTTTAGTAATGGAGGAGAGTGAGGTACTTAAAGTACAAGCCGGTGACGCGAATGAGCTGCACGTCATAGCTTCAATATTAGAAATACAGCCAAGAGAGGTAACAACATAATGGAAACACTAAAACCAGCAAAAGTAGAAACAACATATAGACACAAGGAAACAGGCGAGCTTTTTAAGGAAAGAAAAGACTGGGAAGCTAAAGGTTACAAAAATGAGGACATGGCTCAGGACGTAAAAGTGATCATGCCTAGCCTTGATTTCTTTGCAAAAACAAAATAGAATAGTAGGATGGCGATATCTAGAATGCAACAACCCAGACAGATGTACGGACTTGGAAGCTTTGTAAAAAAAGCTACTAAAAAGATTACTAAACCTTTTGTAAAAGTAGCTAAGAAAATAGTTCCAAAAGAGATAGCAGGTATTATGAGAGTTGCTGCACCTTTCTTACCACCACAATTAAGAGCAGCGGCATATTTATTAGGTACAGCAAGACAAACAGGTAGAATTAGTCCTGTAGATCTAGCGTTAGTTGCAGCGCCACGTATTGGAAAAATGAAGATAGGTGGTCAAAGTATCCAAGATAGACTTGGAGCATTAAACGTGCCATTTACAGGTGGTAAAGATTTAAAAGAAGTTTTAGTTGGTAAAGGAAAAGAAACTTTACCTTTTCAAGGACCTATAAGACAAGAATTAATGTCTATAGAGGGAGATGGTATAGCAGGAGTATTTGATCCTGGCATGGCTACAGAAACTTTTACAACAAAAGGTTTAGGTCAAGGAACTGTAGATGCAACCTCTGGTATATTTGGTGAAGGTGGTAAGTTTTTTCAATTTGGTGCAAAAGATGGACCAAAAATTTTAGAAACTAAAGCAGGACAAGCGTTATTGGGTAAAGAAAAACCAGATGGGACGTTTGGATTAAGTTTAGGTAAAGCAGCAGGAATTGGTGTAGGTTTACTATCATTGGTACAAAATGCTGAAACACCAGAAGAAGCAGGAAATAATTTAGCTGCAGCTACAGGAAACTCAGATGATTATGAAAGAGGTTATCAATTATTTTCTCAATTAACACCAGAATTATTTAGAGTGCCAGAACGATTTAGAATGGAAGCACAAAGTGGTGGTTTAATGAGAACTAATTATGCACTAGGTAGTGACGATAATCCTAACGCAGAACCAATTAATCCTTTTAAACCAAAACCAATAGGACCTATATTACCAGAAGAAGATAAACCATTTACACCAAGACCATTAAAACCATTAAAAATGGCTGGTATGGATAGGAAAGATAGAGCAATGGAATTAGCAGATATGTTAGCTGAAGAAGAATATGGAATGGATTTTTATGACCTTGATATACGAACTCAAATGAAAATATATCAAATAGCTTTAGACATGATTGATGAGGGTGGTAATGCCATGGGTGGAAAACCAAATAATAGAATGAATCTTGCTCTTGGAACAAAACCTACACCTGAAGAAAGTGGTCTAGGAGGTCTTCCAATTGAGGCAGATATGAGGTATACAGGAGGTTTCATGCCATACGGCGCAAAAGAAAAAGCCGATGACGTGCCTGCTAGATTAAGCAAAAACGAATTTGTATTTACTGCTGATGCTGTAAGAGCAGCAGGTGGTGGTAGTGTTAACGAAGGCGCTAAAAAAATGTATGCAACAATGAAACAATTAGAGGCAAAACCTGAAGCAAAAGGAATGAGGGCATAATGGCTGAAGAAGTAGTACAAAAAACGATAACAGAAGCACCTGATTATTTAAGACCAGGTATAGAAAAATTTTTAGAATTATTGACAGCATCATCTGCTGATCCGATGGATACCTCATCGTTTGCACCATCAGTTGTTGGACTTAATAAATTACAACAAGAAGCTTTTCAAAAAGCAGCAACAGAAGCTGGTCTTGGAACTTTAACATTTGATGCTGACAAAGGATTTGTAACAGGTATTGAACCTGGAACTGGAACAGGTGTTGCGGGATATCAAAAATTTTTAGACGATGCTACATCTACTTTAGGTGGTGTATCATCTATGATATCGGAAGCAGCAAAAAGAACAGGTCCAGATGCTTACAAAGATTTTGAATCACCATATCAAGCTGCTGTTAGAGATGCTACGCTTGGACAATTTGATGAACAAGCTCAGATACGAAGACAAGGAATCATGGACCAAGCAGCAGGATTGGGTGCATTAGGAGCTGGTAGAACAGGAGTTCAACTTGCAGAATATGATAGAAAATCTGACATGGATAGAGCACTTCTACAAGCACAATTAAATCAAGCAGGGTTTACACAAGCTAATCAATTAGCAGCTAATGCATTTCAACAACAAGGAGCTTTAGCAGGATTGCAATCAGGACTTGCTAATCAACAACTTGGTTTTGCAACAACACAACCACAATTAGCGATGGGTAGATTAGGTCTTATACAAGGTTTAGGATCGCAAGATTTAGCATTTAGACAAGCAATACGAGACGCTCAAGCAGGTGCAAACAGAATGGCAGCATTTGAACCAATTGAAAGACTTGCAAGATTTGGTCAAGGTTTGACAGGAGTCGGTGGAGGATTAGGATCAGTACAAACAACTACTGGACCTGCAACGCCAACACCTAGTCCTTTATCAAGTGCTTTAACAGCAGGAATAGGAGCATTTAGTTTAGGTAAACTATTTGGATTTTAATGAATTATAAAGTAATGAAAAGACCCATGTTTAAATTAGGAGGTAAAGCTGCCTCACAAGGCACTGGTATTACATCAGGTTTAGATCAAAAAGTTAACATGGCTATTGGTGGTGGAGTAATTCAAGGAGACAATTTTGGTGCGAGAGAGGGTTTTCAACAACCAGACTACACAGGTAAAACGGTAGAAGAATTAATGAATATACGACAACAAAATATGAATAAAGCCATGTCTGGAATTGATGACATGCGAGACATTGTTAGATTACAAACTCTTGGTAATCTTGCAACAAATGTATTACCAAATATTGAAAGCGGTGGATTAAGAGCAGTTACAGATTTTTTTAAAGATCCAATGACAACACAAAGTGCTATAGGTGGTCTAACTGGATTAAAACAAATAGATTTAAAAGAAAAAGAATTACAAGGTAAAGGTTTAGATCAACTTATAACTGGTAAGTTAGCTTTAGATAAATTAGATATTTCAAGAGCAGCAGCAAATAAAAAAACAGCAACAGAAATTAAAAATGATATGGCATTAAAAGCCGAAGGTTTAAAAGGAATAGATGGAGTTGTGCCAGTTGAAAAACGACCTGAATATGAAAGATTAATGAAAATAGCTTTAGGTAGTGGTTTTATAACTCAACAAGAAGCAAAAAGATTTGCAATCATGCAAGTAACAAACAGTAAAGCATATGAAGAAGGTGAGTTAAGGGGAGATAGATTCCAAAAGGAAGTTGAACGAATAGCATCTTCATTATACTATTTCCAAGACGCTGAACCAAATGCTGAAGGTGGAAGAGTAGGAAGAGCTATGGGTACACCAATGACAGGTGAACAACCAATGGCTGTTGAAAGAAAAGATGTAGCTATGGAAACTGAAGGTCAAGGCAACGATGCATACGCTATATTAAGAGCTAGACTACCACAAGAAATACCAGATGAAGTTGTAAAATTAATAGCATATAACAAACAAGCTTTTGCAGATTTTGCAAGTATTAAAAACCAAGAAGACGTAACATCATTTAATCAAAAGTATAATGTCTCAATGAACATTGATGTGTCTACCGTATAAGGAGACCGATGGACGAAGCTAGAAAATCAAACATACGACCTTTTCTTCAAGACGCGTTAAATACAGATCCTGCAGATAGATCTTTTATGCAAAAATTAGCTGTGGGTATCTATGGCCCAGGTATAGAAGCAAGAGAGGATAGAGATAAACCAGCTGCAGTATTAGATAAAGTATATAGTGATTTTGTTTTAGAATTACCTGGAGAAGTTCAAGCAGATATAGATAGATACTTACACATATTTAAAAATGATCCAACACCAGTAATAGAATATATTAAAGAATATCAAGATAAAGGATATTCTAACTACTTTGATAGTGTTAAAAATTTTGTTGATATAGCAGACAAAAAAGATTTTGCTAGATTTACTGATTACAATTATTTAGGTAAGGGCTCTTATGATGCTTTGTATAGAAAAGACGAAGCTGGTGACAAAGCTAGACAAAAAGTATTAGATTCTAAACTTGGACAAGCATTTATAGGTCCAACCACAGGTTTATACACAGCAGTAAGAGGAACAGCAGAAACACTTTCTGCTTTATCAGATTTATATCTTGACACAGAAACATTAGATAATGTTCAAAAAGCATTACCAGAAATGAACTTAGATGACATTTATGGTGAAGATGCAGGTGGTGTTGCAAAATTTACTTCTTTATTAGTACAATATGGTACAGGTTTTGCAATCGCACAAAAAATAGCAAAAAGATTATTTGGTAAAGCTGCAAAAACAAAACTTGCAGAAAAAACAGCAAAAAAATTAGCAGCAACAAAAGCTGGTGAGTATAGTTTAAACTTAGCTAAATATGGTGGTTACTGGGTATTACCTGCATTTGTGTCTGACACAACTGTATCAGCTACAGGTCAAAAATCTGTTGGAGAAATATTTGGTGATGAGAAAGGTAATTTTTTAGAAAGAGCCTTAGCTAATACTCAACTAGAAAGTTTAGAGGGTATTACAAATCCAAAAGAATATGCTGCAGCTGTATTAAGAAACAAATTAAAATTTGGTGCAGAGGGCACAACGTTTTTAGGTGCTCTTAAATTAGTAGGTCCATCTATAAAAATGATGTCTACAGGATCAGGTGTCATATTATCAAATGTAGTAGACCCTGCATTAACAGGTATAACAAAAGTTTTAGCCAGTGAAAAAAGTCAAATACCAAAATTATTTAGAACGGTATCTAAAGTTGCAGATAAAGCTTTAACAAAATCAGGTATACCAAGATCAGATCTTTGGAAATTTTCTGATTATAGTGCAGGAGGATGGACAGCAATTAGAAGAGGTATTGATCAATTTACACAAAATTTTAAATCAGGTGGACCTTTTAACGTGCAGACTAGAAACGAACTTAAAAAATTAGATGGTTTAAATAAATCTGCAAAAAAATCTACAGACATATTTATGAAAGATTTAGATAGACAAATGTATAAATTAGCTGAAGCTGGATTTGATGACATATTTTTTAATACTAATACTGCAAATCAAGCGTTAAGATATTGGGCTGACGTATTAGAATACATGCGTGGTAATATAAAATTAGGTCAATTACCTAAATCACTACAATCTTCTTCTTTAGCAATTAGAAAAATAATTGATGATTACACTACGGAGCTTTCACCAATATTAAAAGGGTTGAATGTAAAAGATGATATCATAAGAAATATGGGTAGATATCTACACCAAGGGTACGAAATATTTAAAAACAATAAATATAGAGCAGATAAAGGAACATATAATAAAGCAATTGATTATTTTGTAAAATTACAAAAAAACTTTAACAAAAATATTTCAACATCAGATGCTAAACTTGAAGCAACAGCCCTAGTAAACAGGATATTAACAATCGGTAGATCTGAAGGGTCAACACCTGCACAAAGATTAAAAGCTATTGCAAATGCAGCACAAGAATTAAAAATACCAAAAACTACATTTAATAAATTTTTTAGTGACGAACAATATTTACCAGATGCAATAGCAAAACTACTAGGTAAAGTAGAAGATCCCAAACAAATTATTATGGACACTATCGTTGAAATGGCACACACAGCAAATAGTGCAAAAGCTTACAGAGAAATAGCTGAGTTTGGTATGGATAATTTTATATTTAAAAATAGAAGAGACTACATTGAATTTGCAAAGAAAAATGGAATTACAAATCCAAGAGATTTAGTAGAGATTAACGTATCTAAACCATACAATTTAGATTTACAAAAAATATTTAGTATAGGTAAAGAAAAAATGTTGACTTTACCAGAAATAGCAAAAGCCATGAAAGATAATACATTAATCATGGACACGTTATTAAAACTACCTTTTATGAAATCTTTGCTTGCAATAAAAGCAGGAATACAAATGAACAAAACAGTTTTATCTTTAATGACTCAAATGCGTAACATAACGACAGCTGCTATGTTTGCAACTGCTAATGGACACGTTGGAAAAGGTGCAAGTGTTGCTGACAATTTTAGAATATTGTTTGATGAACTTACAGGTAAAACAACAGATCCTAAAAAATTAAGAGAAGTTTTACAAGAAGCGTTAGATAATGGTGCAATTGATTCTTCTACAATCGCACAAGAATTAGAACAAATGATACCAGAATTATTTGGATCATCAAAACTTTTTAACAAAACAGTAATTGAAGGAACTACATCAGATAATGTGTTTGCATCTTTATTTACAAACAAAGGTGCTTTCGGTAGAGTGGTTGGAAAATCCATGGAGGCATATCAATTAGGTGATAACTTGTGGAAATTGTTTGGTTACAACTTTGTTAAATCACAATTAACACCAGCGTTAAGAAATTTAGATGATGTAAAAAAATATTTTAGACAAGTTTATAAATATGATTTTAAACCAGTCAGAGCAGATGGTAGTAAAAAATCTTTAAGTGATGCTATTAAAGAAATAGCGGGTATTGAGATAAGAGACACATATCCGAATTATTCTATGATACCAACATTTGTACAAAATGTTAGAAAGTTTCCTTTCTTAGGAAATTTCGTTGCATTCGTATCAGAGATGTACAGAAACTCTTTTCAAATAGTAAGAGGTGGTTTGCGTAAGATGCAATCAGATAATCCATACATAAGACAGATTGGTGCAAGACAGTTAATAGGTTGGACTACAACTGTTAATATTGCAACACCTGTAGTCATGGATTCTGCGCAAACTATGACTGGTATTACAAAAGATATGTATGAAGCATATAAAACTAGATTTGCACCTGATTATGAAAAAGCATCTGATCTTATACCTGTTACACAACAAAAAGAAGACAGGTCATGGAAAGCAACTAATTTTTCATACCTTGTTCCATATGCAGATGTGGCTGCTCCAGTTAAAGCTGCTATGACAACCTTGGCTGAAGGCAAAGATACAGATGAATCAACAGCTTTATTGTTTGCACAATCAGCAAAATCTTTTGTTGTAAGATCTTTAGAGCCTTTTTTAGCACCATCAATTATGGCAGAGACAGCTTTAGAATTAACACCAGATTCAAAAGGTATATTTAGAACTAAACAAGGTGGAGTTATTGCTGATATAAAAAATGATCCTGATTGGTTTTCTAAAATTTTATATCATGCTTACAGAAAAGTTACACCAACAACTATAAGAAGTGCAGAGGAAATAGCGCAAGCTATCGGTGGAGATCTATCTAAATCTGCAATTAAAAGAGATTTATTTGATACCGTATTAAAAGTATTGACTGGATTTAGTATTGTTAAGCAAGATCCATATACATCAATGAGATTTAAACTTGGTACATACTCAGGTTTATTAGCTGATGCTAGAGGTGCATTTACAAGAGATATTAATAACGCTGCAAAATTACAAAAAGATGCGAGGTTGATAATAAATGGTTTAGAAGCTGAAACTCTTGTAAATGAATTTGATAAACTACAATCAAATAATTACAGGATTTTATCTGAAGTGTACAAAGATGTACAAGCTTTACGAAAATTAAATTTTACTGAAAAAGAAATAAAAGATTTATTAAGAGGTAGAAGAGCTTTGTCTGATAAAGATGTTAGCATGGTTATGCTTGGAATATTCAATGCAGAACCATTACCAAATTTTAAAAAAGATTCTGCAATAAGAAATACAATTAAAAATATAAATAGAGAACTTAAAACAGATTTTAAAATAGATGATTTTGTTGATAAAAGTAAATTAAGAGAAATAAGAAATAAATATAAAAATATACCTTTAGGTTTAGATGAAAAAGATCGAGAAGAATTTTTAAGATCTACTATAGATAGAAAACTTGATCTAAAAGATGAAAGACTTGATGAACGAGATAGATTAAGAGACTTACAAGAAAGTCAAGATCAAAGTAGTTTAGTACAACCAGCCGTACCGGCTGCTCCAATTTTACCAGATCCACAAATAGCTAATATGTTTGCGGCTAATATAAACCCTACAACAGGGTTGACAGCAACAGAGAGTGCACTACTATCTCCTACAGAACAAATTATTGCAAAAAGGTTGAGAACATAATGGCTATGAATCCAAAAACAACTAGAGAACACATCTTATCACTATACGGACATATTTCAGGTGTTAAAAAAAATTTAAAACATGTGCATGAAGACGTCGAGAAATTGGGTGGTAAGATAGACAAGATCTATTGGGTTCTTTTAGCGGCTGCGGGAACTGCTGCGCTCTTCGCACTAGGTATTATATTAAGCTAATGAATCTTACACGAAATTTTACTCTTTCAGAATTAACTAAATCGGACACAGCGATCCGTAAAGGTATAAACAACAATCCTAACGCAGAGCAAATAGAAAAATTAAAAGCTTTGTGTGAAAATATTTTACAGCCAGTACGTGATCACTTTGGCAGAGTAAAAATAACTAGCGGATATCGTAGTGCAGAGTTATGTATTGCAATTGGCAGCAGCATTAATTCACAGCATGCCAAAGCTGAGGCCGCAGACTTCGAAGTTGTGGGCACAGATAATGTAGAATTATTTGACTGGATTAAAAATAATCTTGAACCAGATCAGCTGATTCTTGAGTTCTACACTCCGGGTGAGCCTAACTCTGGCTGGATACATTGTAGCTGGATACCTGAAGGTAGACGTGCATCATTCTTACACGCGTATAGATCAGAAGGTAAAACAAAATACAAACCCATATTAGGTTCAGCAAAAGAATTGTTTTAAATCCAATCTTTTAATTCTTCACCCAACACTTCAGATGCAATATTTATTTTATCTCTTAAAGCCTTCACAATCTTCTCGTCAACGGTATCCTCGCAAATTAAGTCAACATAAGTTACCGTTTTCTTTTGGCCTATTCTGTGTGCTCTGTCTTCTGATTGTAGTCTTTTTTCTAAATCATAACCATTAGAATAATATATAACGGTGTTTGCTTTTGTAAGTGTAATACCATATCCACCTGTTTGTGTTGTGCCAACAATAAATCTACACTCATCTCCATTTTGAAATTTACGTATATTATCTTGTCTTTCTTCTTGTGGTGTTAATCCATAATAATCAACCACGGATCCCGGACCATACACGTCAGTAATAGCTTTTATAATTTGATTTACATCTCTTTGATAGTTAGCCCAAATTATTGCTTTACCTTCTGTTTCTTCTAATACATTCATTAACTCAGTAATTCTATTGTTTGGTATTAATTGTGTGCTTCCATCATCTGCAGTAAAATGACCACAAGTTATTTGATGTAATCTCATAAGTTGAGTCAATACCGTCATGGTTGATGTAACTTTACCATTTAACACAGCCATTGCATGTTGTTTCATTTGTTCATAAATTTTTCTTTGTTCACTTGTAAGAACAATATGCCTTTTAATAAAATTTTTAGGCGGTAAATCTAAACAATCTTCTTTTAAAACTCTGTAAGAAAAAGGTTGTAAAGACTCAGATAGTTCATTTAAGTGTCTAAATTCTTTTACAACTTGTATTGATCTTCCTCGAAGATTCATTGTAGTCATTTCTGCATATCTATTTCTAAAAGCATAGTATGAATAAAAATCTAAAAGAAAGGGATCTAAAAACTCACATTGAGTATATAAGTCTAAAGGATTTTTTGTAACAGGTGATCCTGTCATAATTCTTCTGTACTTTGCATGTTTACCTAACGCAATAATATTTTTAGTTCTTTTAGCTGTAGGTGTTTTAATTGTAGTAGACTCATCTATGGCCATTAGAGTTTTATGTGAGTTTAAAAATCTGGCTGCAAACTTCATACCTTTCTCTGTGCTAAACGCTTCAACGTTCATAACTAAAATATGTAAGGCAGTTTCTATTTCAAATAAACTTTCTAATTTTTTTTGTTGTTTCTTTGTAATATTTGATTGCCACAATATGGTCACATTTTCAATATGATTTGGTAAATGTGTTGGTAGTTCTTGTTCATACCAAGTTTTAACAACACCTTTTGGTGCTATAATTAAGGCACTATCTATCTTACCTTTATCATACAACATAGACATGTTGTCGATTAATACTTTTGTTTTACCCGTACCCATCTCCATAAAATACGCGTACGTTTCTTTATTCCATGACTTTTCTAAAGCAGTCAATTGATGCTTATATGGTTTTGTTTTAAATTTATATTTCATATTTTCTTTCTATGCTTGACATATAATATAGGATCGCTATATTGTCAAGTATGTCAGAAAGCAATAAAAGACCAATAGTATATGTCTTACAAGAAATCGCCGGTACAAGATTTAATAGTCCTAAAATTAATATTACAGGTGCATTAGAATATGGTGAATTAAAATTTTTGTTACCAGAATTATCACAACTTATGTGGTCACCTGGTCCATTAATTTTTGAGTTAAGAAAAAAATTAAAAAATTATACACCAGAAGATTATTTATTATTAGTAGGTGATCCTGCGATTATAGGTGTTGCATGTTCTATTGTTTCTGATATTACAAATGGCAAATACAAATTTATAAAATGGGATAGACAAGAAAGAAGATACTACCCAATAGAAATTAATTTATACGAGAAAGGAAAAATAGATGATTGATTTTGAAAAAGATAAACAAGATGCAATGAGTAAAACTGAACACATTCAGTCTCTTGCAGATCAAGTTAAAAAGTTAGAAGCTATGCAGCAACAACTTGAAATACAAGAAGAGGCTGTCAAAAAAAAGAAGAATGAAATAAAAAAAATATCAAGTGAAATCATACCGACTTTGATGTCGGATATGGGATTAAAAGAATTGAAACTTCATGATGGATCACATTTAAAAGTTTCTACAGATTATAAGGCCCACATAAGTGAAGCAAATAAAGAAGCGGCCTTTAACTGGCTTCGTGACAACAATCTCGGTGATATAATCAAAAATGAGATATCCGTATCATTTGGGAAAGACGAAGATAACAAGGCGGCTGATTATGCCGAACTTGCACGGGGTAAAGGGTATGCACCAACACAAAAGATGGCGGTGCATTCCCAAACCCTAAAAGCGCTTGTCCGTGAGCGTGCTGAGGCAGGGAATCCCTTGCCAACGGACCTTTTCGGAGTTTGGTTAGATACTAAAACTTCGATAAAGCGAAACAATTAACGAGGAACGAAGAACGATGAACGAGGAACGAGGAACGATGAACCAAGTAGCAGAAAAAAAAGAAGGAGCGTTAGCACTCAATTTATTTGAAGCTGATGCAAACCAAGGTGCTCAAAACATATCGCAAGAAGATCTTGCGTTACCTTTTTTAAAAGTTTTGGGTCAACTATCTCCGGAAGTAAACAAAAGAGATGGTAAGTATGTAGAAGGTGCAGAACCAGGAAAAATATTAAACAGCGTAACGAAAGAATTGTTTGATGAAATTTCTGTTGTGCCTTGTCACTACAATAGACAACTTGTTGAATGGCAAGATAGAGGTGCAGGAGTAAGCGCACCAGTAGCTATTCACGATGTTACAAGCGATATACTAAGCACATGTAAAAGAGATGCGTCGTATAAAGATAGGTTACCAAATGGTAATTATATTGAAAACACTGCAAATCATTTTGTCTTAGTAGTTGGTGATAGACCTACAACAGCATTGATATCTATGAAATCTACTCAATTAAAAGTTAGTAGAAATTGGAACACAATGATGATGGGTTTAAAATTACAGGGTAAAAATGGATTATTTACTCCGCCAACGTATAGCCACATTTATAAACTAAAAACAGTTCAGCTGTCTAATGACAAAGGAACATGGTTTGGTTGGGATGTAAAAATGGTTGGTCCTGTTACAGATAAAGCTATCTATGACACGGCTAAAACTTTTGCATCAAGTGTAGGTAAAGGTGAGGTCGAAGTAAAACACGGCTCAGAAGAACCGGAATCTAAAGGACATTACTAGAATCCTAGGTAGTGGGCGTCGAAGCGAGAGTGGACACGCCCACTTTTAAAGCGCTATGATAGAGAGATTTAAAAATATATTTACAGGTTTAGAACGTGCACATGGTGTCACTATTGTAGAAGATACAAATGGTAATGGCACAAAAGTAAAAGGTAAATCATTTGTAAAACGTCAACCAGTCACTGATGAACTTTGGCAAAAACATTTAGATGGTGAAGAAAATTTAGGTATTATACCTATTAATGATAACAACGAGTGTAGGTGGGGTTGTATCGATATAGATTCTTACGCAGGTTTTGATCACAAAAAACTAATTGATAAAATAACTAACATGAAATTACCTTTGGTCGTTTGTAGATCAAAATCTGGTGGTGCACATGTATTTTTATTTACATCTAATTATGTATCAGCAAAATTAATGAGAGATAAGTTAGTGCAAATAAGAGCTGTTTTAGGTTATGGTAATTCAGAAGTATTTCCAAAACAAACAGAATTAAAATCACAAGATGATACAGGAAATTTTCTTAATTTACCATACTTTAATTATAAAAATTCTGTTCGATATGCATTTAAAGATGATGGCAGTGGTGCTACACTGGATGATTTTTTTCTATTACAAGAAAGATATAAACAAGAAGACATAAGCACAATAAAAATTAAAAGACCAGAAACAAAATATTCTGATGGACCACCATGCATAGAATTGATGTCAGAAAATAAAATAGGTGAGGGTGGCAGAAATAATGCATTGTTTCATTATGGTGTATATGCAAAACAAAAATGGCCAGATGGTTGGAAATCTAAATTAAATGTATTTAACGAAACAGCTATGCAACAACCATTAGCAGATTCAGAAGTAGATATTATAATTAAACAACATGATAAAAAAGATTGGGGATATAAGTGTAATGATCAACCAATGTGTAGTTTGTGTGACAAAACACTATGTAGGTCTAGAAAATTTGGTATTGGGCAAGAAGTATTATTTCCAAATCTTACAGATTTACAAGTCATAGACTTAGAAGATCCATATTATTATCTTAATGTAGATGGAGAAAGATTAAAATTAGAAAGTGTAAAACATTTACGACAACAAAGTTTATTTCAAGAAGCATGCATGGTGCAGTTAAAAAGTAGACCACCAACATTGAAAGAAAAAGATTGGGTGCACATAACAAATATATTATTAAATAATGCAGAAGTTACAGAACCTGCAGCAGGTTTACGAACAGAGGATCAATTACAAAATCATTTACAAGAGTATTGTTTAAACAGAACACAACTAGATTCAAAAGAAGATTTACCAAGAGGTGGTACATGGACTAACAATGGTTATCATTATTTTGTGTTTGATAAATTTTATCATAATCATTTAATGCGTAAACGTTGGGATCTTGGATATTCACGAACGGCTGAAATGTTAAGAGAAAAATGTGGTTGTGCAGACAAACGAATAGGTAAAAATAAATTATCTGTATATATGGTAGAAGAGTTTGAAAAGAAAACAGAAGAATACAAACAAAAACAATTAAAAGAAGAAACACCATACTAATGAAAACTATTGTATTAGGACCACCAGGGACAGGTAAAACAACTACACTATTAAATAAAGTAGATGATTATCTTAAAAACACAGATCCTGACAAGGTTGGATACTTTGCATTTACACAGAAAGCTGCGTACGAAGCAAGAGACAGAGCCATTAAAAAATTTAATTTAGATGAAGACGACTTACCATATTTTAGAACACTGCATTCACTAGCGTTTAGAAGATTAGGAATCAAAAAAGAAAACGTTATGCAGCGTAGGCATTATCAAGATTTTGGCAGGAAAGTAAAAGAAGAAATAAACTATGCAGATTATGAAAATGATCACAATGGAATCTTTACATCGGATAGTGAATATCTACGAATAGTGAATCTTGCAATATTAAAAGGTATTACAGCAGAGCAACAATACAATTTAAACGAACACAATCAAGATTTAGAATTAGATAAATTACGTATCATATCAAATGAATTACAAAGATATAAAAAAGAACACAATCTTATAGATTTTAATGACATGATATTAGAATTTACAAAATCTGATTTAGCAGTGCCAAAGTTTGATGTTGTATTTATCGATGAAGCACAAGACTTATCAAGAATGCAATGGAGTATGGCCAAAGCTATTTGGCAAAAAACAACAGATTCTTTTATTGCAGGTGATGATGACCAAGCAATATTTAGATGGGCAGGGGCAGATGTGGACTCTTTTATAGCGCAAGAGGGACAGATGCTGCCTCTGCAACAATCATATAGAATACCTGCAAAAGTGCATGGACTTGCAATGAGTATAATAAATAAAATTAAAACAAGAATAAATAAATCTTGGAATCCAAAAATTCACGAAGGCTCTCTTTCTAGGTATGATGACTTTGAAGATATAAACATGTCATCAGGTGAATGGTTGGTTCTAGCTAGAACTAAATACATGTTAGACAAGTTAGAGCCAACACTTTATGAAAATGGATATTATTACAATAATAAATTTAAAAAACAAAAAGAACACACACTACATTTAGCTGCATTAGATTGGGAGAACCTATGTAAGGGTCAATTATTATCTTACGATCAAGTTGTAAGAATCTATGGTTACATGCATGTAGATAAAACAAAATTAAAAAGCATGTTAAAAAATGGTATGTACGACATGGATACTTTAAAAAAACATTATGGGTTAAAAACAAATGCTGTCTGGTTTGAAGCATTTGATGCAGCTCCAAGACGAGAAGTAAACTACTTAAAACAAATGAGAAGAAAAGGAGAAAAGTTAAACCAGGCACCACGTATAACTTTATCTACAATACATGGTGCAAAAGGTGGTGAAGCAGAAAACGTTGTGTTGCTCACTGATCTTAGTTTTAACACAATGAAAAGTTATGAAAAAAATCCTGATGATGAAAATAGATTGTTCTATGTTGGTGCAACAAGGACCAAGGAACATTTACACATTATTAGACCACAACAATATAACAAAGGATACGATCTATGACAAACAAAGATATATTTAAAGAGTCAACATATAAATCATTACAAGAGCAGGTAGGCGGGAAGCATTATCGCTCGATGAAAATTCAACCAGCACATTTTATTAATGAAAATAAACTCTTGTTTGCGGAGGGAAATGCTATAAAGTATATCTGCAGACATTCTGTAAAAGGGAAGGAAGAAGATATTAAGAAAGCAATCCACTATTTAGAAATGATTTTAGAGAGAGACTACTCATGATACAAAAACCTTTATTTAGTCCACAGGTAGAGTGGTTACCACCTACTGAGTTTCCTGATTTATCAAAGTATGACGAGATAGCAATTGACTTGGAAACAAAAGATCCAGAGCTAAAAACTATGGGATCTGGCTCTGTTACAGGCACAGGAAAAATTGTAGGTATAGCTGTGGCTGTGCATGATTGGGCAGGATACTATCCTATCAAACATGAAGGTGGTGGTAATATGGACTTTAGAATGGTTCTAAACTGGTTTCAAGATGTATTAAATACACCAGCGATGAAGATATTTCATAACGCTATGTATGATGTGTGTTTTATTAAGGCAGCAGGTCTTAAAATACAGGGACCTATCGTAGATACCATGATTGCTGGCTCTCTGGTGGACGAGAATCGCTTTCGTTACGATTTAGGTAGTTTGGGTCGAGATTATGTTGGAAGAGGTAAAAATGAGGCTATATTAGCTGAAACAGCAAAAGAATGGGGTATAGATCCAAAATCAGAAATGTATAAATTACCTGCAATGTATGTCGGAACATACGCTGAAGCAGATGCACAACTAACACTAGATCTCTGGCAAGAGATGAAAAAAGAAATTATCAATCAAGATATAGAGGATATATTTAATTTAGAGACTGAACTTTTTCCTTGCCTAGTCGATATGCGTTTTTTAGGAGTTCGTGTAGATACCCAAGCAGCATTTGAATTGAAGAACAAATTATTAAAAGAAGAAAAAGAATGCCTGCACATAGTAAAAAAAGAGACAGGAGTAGACACTCAAATATGGGCTGCACGTTCCATTGCGCAAGTCTTTGAAAAACTGCACCTACCTTTTGACCGAACTGAAAAAACAAATTCTCCATCATTTACTAAAAACTTTTTGCAGAATCACCCACACCCAATGGTTCAAAAAATTGCACGTGCTAGAGAAATTAATAAAGCTCATACTACTTTTATTGATACCATAATAAAACACGAACATAAAGGTAGAATATTTGCTGAGATAAATCAACTTAGATCTGATAGTGGTGGGACCGTGACTGGCAGATTCAGTTATGCTAATCCAAATCTACAGCAGATACCAGCACGGAACAAGGAACTTGGACCAATGATCAGGTCCTTGTTTATACCAGAACAAGATTGTAAATGGGGTGTGTTTGACTACTCACAACAAGAGCCACGTCTTGTAGTTCACTATGCTGCACTACAGAATATGTATGCAGTTAATGATGTATTAGATGCTTATACTCAAGGTGATGCAGACTTTCATAAAATTGTAGCAGAGATGGCAGATATACCGAGAGAACAAGCAAAGACAATTAATCTTGGTTTGTTTTATGGTATGGGTAAAAATAAATTACAAGCAGAGTTAGGTGTTAATAAAGAAAGAGCCGATGAATTATTTAGACAATATCATTCACGTGTACCTTTTGTAAAACAATTGATGGATAGTGTTATGGCACGAGCACAAGACAGAGGTCGTATAAGAACTTTACTTGGTAGATTGTGTAGGTTTCATTTGTGGGAGCCTAATCAATTTGGAATACATAAACCATTGCCTCACGATGCAGCGCTCGCGGAACACGGACCAGGGATTAAAAGAGCGTATACATACAAAGCATTGAATAGATTAATACAAGGATCAGCAGCTGACATGACAAAAAAAGCCATGATAGATCTACATAAGGAAGGCATCACACCACATATACAAGTGCATGATGAACTTGATATATCTGTTGAATCTGAAGCACATGCTGATAAGATAAAAGAAATTATGGAAGGGGCTGTTGCTCTTGAAGTGCCAAATAAAGTAGACTACGAATCAGGCACAAACTGGGGTAACATCAAATGATATATGGCTTATTTAAATGCAAACATACCAGTTATTTATGCACAAATTAAAAGAGAATATTTATATGATCTTAAAAAACATCATGGAGATGTTGAAGATTGTATTATCTTTGGTATTAGCGCTCTTACAGGTCGTAGCATTTTATGGCATGCTATTATGGAAAATGGTGCGATCTTTTATAGACTACCTATTACGGCGTTCATTCAAAGAGGATTTAAACCCAAAGATGTACCCATACGAAGACTTGATGAACTTCAGCTCTGGAATTGTTTTAGTTATTATCCTTCTGTTCATTCTTGGGACATTTTAGAATCACAAGCCGGTAAGTATATTGGAAAAGATAAAAAATGGCACCCAGGAAAATATTTATTTACTATTGACTTTGCACATCCTGAGCCTAATATACTCGACACTGATCATTCAGAGATACCGCACGAACACAAGTGCGCTCACATAATTGCATTAGACGATGGTAATTTTGCAGCACAACCAAACAACAGATGTATATGGGACATACCTTCTTTTACCGTAAAAGATAATATTCCTGATTGGAAAGTGCAAACCTCTGAGTGGAATGTAGAAGATAGTAGAGCTTGGCGTACAGAAGATACGGATAAGTTCTTCTATGAAATAGAGGAAAAAAAGAAATGATTGGAGGTTGTTATGGATTACAGATTCACAGCAATACTAATAATTTTGTTATGTTTATTGGCGGTTTTTGTACGACCACAGCAACCATTGCAAGTTGATCCAAAAGATTATATAATCCCGCTACCAAAACCAAAACATGAGTAAGAAACCTTTAACAATATCTGAATCTGCCGCCGTGCAAATGCCAATGAAAACGGTTGCTAGTCTAATCATAATCGTAGCACTCGGCACGATGGGCTATT